CGACGTTTGTGAGTGGTGTATTGAACTCACCACTCTTCTTGAATTTTTTATCCCGCCCAAGTGGTAGATCAATAGCGGTTGTGTTTAAGTACCCCAAGATATTTTCGATCTCAACAGGTGTTAGGTTAAAACCTAAGAAGTACTCGCTCAAGACGAATTCAGGATCACATTCGAATTCATTCTTCTTTGCCTTTAATATGTCAATATAAGCTGGATTGACACCTTTCAACAGTTCTATTTGGACATGGGTACTATGACTAGTTATCCTTCGCATAAACTTACCTAACTCTTTAAAAATTGGGAGCTCGCAATATAATTTTTGATACATAAATCCAACTGAATAATAATATTCACCTACACAATTCTTGAAATCAGTGTTGGTTAAATACCCAACATTGTTCAAAATCTTGTTCAAATTCTGGACTTGCATCATATCTCCTTGCCTATTGTATTTTATGAACTTCGATGAACAAAATTCAACATCATGGTAATTGGTTCTAATTAAAAATTTCGCTTCGAGGCCAAAAAGTGCAAAAGTGTCAATATAATCTAGTTTGCCGATAGGTGCTTTCATGACATTATCATCACCATCGACCAAAAATTGACCTTTAAACATTCCATTAATATCCTCGAAATATCTTGTTGCTATCCAATTAATAATGGTATTGAACAAACCAGTGTCCATATCACCACTACCTCTACAAAACAAGAAACAAAATTTGACACCGTGTGTACAGTGCCCTTGCTTAACCATTTTTAACCAAAATAGTCTCTCAACTATATGGTAATCACCAAGATTCAACAATCTCTTCCAAACCCCTAACTCTATGTGGACCAAAAGGTCCATCTGCTGTGTAGACTCAAACTTAGAAAAGTCACTCTCAACAAACCACTCACCAACCAACTTCGAGAAGGTCTCACCCCTCTCGAGCAAATTTTTACCTTTGGCAATCTGTGGCAATTTCTTTAGTGACTCCTCTAACATGGTAGTGTACCTACCATAAATCAAATTAAATATAGGGTTCCTACCCATGATCATTCTGGGTGGTTTGTTCTCATTCATTTTTTCGTTCTTAACAAACGCTGTGATATCACAGTCTTTTTCTAACCTAAACCCTCTATACAAAACTTTCCTAACAGCATCGTCATATCTTTTCCTAAGTTTACCTTTCTTAGCACTACAAAATTCTTCCAATGTGGGAATCTCACCCAAATGTGGTCTCAACTGGTCACACAATTCATCCAACAGTCTCTCAACATGCTGGACATCATAAGTGCAACCGGTATGCTCTGTGCCTTTTAGATATCTATTCTTCAAACCCACAACCTCGTTGTGGCAGCAATTTCTGGCGACATGTACCTCCTTACGATCTAAAAGGGGTACCTTAAAAACATCAAGCACAACGCCAGGTTTGCACTTGTGATCCGACTGCCCATCGTCTACCTTAGCGCACTTCCAAGCCGCGCTAGGTAAAAGTTCCGTGCCACGATGGCAGTCGTCCTGCTTGTCTAGAAGAATGGTACTAAGTCTGCGAAGCAGACCAGTACCATGGAGAACACTTTCTTCGATGTTGTTTTGTGTTCCCTCTGCAGGATTTGTTCTATTTCCCGCATTTCTTCCAGATCCTCCCGCCCCACAATTGTGGGCGCCGATGTTTTTCGCGTTTGGGATGGCTTTTCTTCGTATTGTCTGT